TAAATGGAACCTATGCTAGAAACAGCCTTGAAGCCAACGTAGGCGAAGTACTGGCCATTATTTTTATGGCATGACAGCATATAGAGACGGAAGCCTAGAAAACTCATTCCAAGCTGGATAAAAAGGGGAGATGATAGAATTTTGGCTTCAGGGATTTAAACGGTCAGTTTTACTTCTGCGCCGCACTTGTCGCATTTGAACACTATGCTTCCATCTGTCTGCGGAGTCCATTCGAGATAGCCGTTATGTGTTTTTCCATCTAGATCGGTGAAAGGTGTTTTAGCCGCTGGATCTACAGGTTCGAAGCCCTTCAGGTCTTCCGTAGGCTTGAACTCCCAGTGTCTACCGCAGTTGTTTGGACATCCTAAGCCCCATCTTCCCTGGCGTATAGCCCAGCTTTTTAATTCATTCTCTAATGCTTTCTCATCTTCAGGATTAGATTCGACTTTCCCCTTGTAGAGCTGGAGCAGACCAGCTAAGATATATTTACGTTGAACCGTCGCTTTAACAGGTTTTACGGCGTTCGTGTTTACAGCCTTCCCGATGGTGAATACTGCTTCAGTATCGTCTTTAAGCAGTTTATCCAGCCATTCGTGAAGCCTTAGGACGCGTGTCTCCAAGCCCTCACCTTCTAGAGCAGTCTGCTTCTCAGTCCTGTATTCGACAGCCGTCTTACCGTCTAAGGTTGTATACTCATATTTTCTCCTAACGTATTCGTATGCTGGAGTCTTCTCATACTGCCTAGCTGGGTCTGGCATTTTAACTGTAAATATCTTACTCATTTCAGCTCAACCCTCCCACGTATGCCTCTACGTTTTCGATTAAGTCTGGGATTCCATCTCCATTGGTGTCAAGGCTTGGGTCTGTGAGGTCTAAGCCGTAGCGTAGGTCGGCGGTCTTCTCTTTAGCCCATCCTATCTTCACTTTTGTAATATTTTCGTTTTCATCGGCGGTCAGTTCGAGAAGGCTGGGTTCACCGTCTCCAACCGTGTTGTTATCCAGTATTATGAAGTTTGCACGTTTCTCAGAGTTGTGGAATAACACTATATACCTCTTGTTTATATTCTGCAGACCATAATATGTGTTTAAACTATTCTCAAACTCAAAAGTAGCCTCTCCGAAAGCACCCGTCTCACCTTTATCATAGTAGACTTCGAGCTTAAGCCTGCACTGAGATATGCCGTATGTGCTTGAGTCTTGAAAGTCCTCAGGAGGCATTTTAATCGCAAACCCTATACGCTTCTTACAGCCGTAGTTGTTTGAATAGACGATGTTGCCATTCGGGTCTTGAGAATTCGCCCAGCAATGATTAACCGCATCTCCCCGACCACCCTTGCCGTAGAAGGTAAACCTAGCCTCCCCCTCGCCCGCTCCAGTTCCATACATATCATCAAAGCTGTAGCCAGACAGCACCTTTATACATGCTCCATCCCAATTAGGGTCACCGTTCTTCTCTGGGTTGAACGTTGCAGGTAGCAGGTCGTAAGCCGATGTCGCAGGATTCCACCAGTAGAGCTTCACACCGTCACTAGTATTCTTCAACACGTCTGGCACGTAGACTTCCACTTTAACCCATTGACCGACGTCTACGACGATTCTATCCAGGTATAGTGTTAATGCTCCCGTTGGATAAATATCGGTGATCGGTATAATCCAAGTCACCCTGGTGAAGTCTGGGTCGTTGGCTCCAGTCTTCGTGTATTTCCTCAGCGGGAAGACGAAACGCTTCCAACCCGTGAAGTTATCGGTAACAGTTCCAAGTTTTGCACCGTAGTCCCATGAGTTATCTACAGTTTTAATGCAGACATCCCAAGACATTCCTGAGTTTGCCCCGTAATACCATATGCATACGAAGTCTTTTGTAGACCAATCCTGGGGAGTGGCATATGCACGGTATATTTGGAATTTCGCATAAGCTCCTCCAGTTGTAATATTTACTTTAAGGCTTGAAGCTCCTCTCTTCACCGTTGAAGTGTCTTCGGAAAGAGAACAGTCGTAACTTCCTGTACCAGCCTTATAGATACTCCAAATCGTTTCATCGTCGTCGTAAACGCATATCTCATTAGCATCACTCTGACCATCCGTGAGATTCGGATTAGACTCCTCACGGTCGTTGTCCAAGTAGAACTCGAAGGAGAATTTATGATTCGTCTTATCATGTTGCCAGTTGCAATTATATCTAACAACTCCGTGATACAAACTAACATCACCCCAAAATGTGTAACTCATGGTATGAAATACCACGGATGTCCCCGAGTTAACCCGTGTTTCTCCAACCCCGAATCGACATAAATGAGTCCAACCGAGCCATGTTCCTCTCCAGGGATTACCATGGGCTTTCGCATATAGCTGATGATACGGCGATAATTTCCCTGCTGAATAGTCTGCCGGTAGGCATAGCCTGTTCCACTTTCCAAGCGATGGGTTGAACCTCAATACTAACGTGTTGGAGTTCTTTTCGACAAGCCTCAAGCCTACTCTAGCGTATCTAGGTCCTTCAATGGGCTTTCTAAGCTCTTCTATGACGCATGTTTTAGCCTCTTCTATGTCGCTGTATGTTAAGATGTCGCCGTTTTCATGCCACCTCTGAAGCGCCAACCTCTTCTTAAACTGCTCTGAGAAATCGCCTTGTATCAGTCCGTTTACCTCGGCTTCAAAGCCTTCAAGCCCCAGCGGAAGCGTTACGGGTAGTTTTTGACCTAGCACGTTCTGCCTTATGTACCTAGTTCTCCTTAGCTTAGCCACAGATGGATGCACTAATTCGACGTATTCCCTGTCGCTTGAGATAACTGACATTTTCCTACATCACCTCTTGAACCGTTACCGTGAATAGCCGAGCGTTCTGCTCAGGCGTGAAGCGTAAATCCATTATGTAAACGTCGCCTGAGAACGAATATATGGATGTGTCGATTGTAAGTGTAACCTTTGAGCATGCAACCGACTTATCATACAGATATTTTATTATGCTGTCTGTCCATGCTATTGAACCGTCTTCCACGCCAGATATCCTCCAAACCCTGTAGGCACCGAATAATGCGATGCGTTTCTTGTATCCGCTAGGCGTGTATTCGTCAAACTCCGATAGGACGGGGTGGATTTCAAGCTCTACGGATGCCTTAACCTCTCTCCCATCTATTGTAATGGTCATTTAACCACCTCAAGCTCTCCTATGAATTTCGTGAAGTCTGGCTTTCTAACTGAAACATGCTTCTTCCGATGGATGTCTCCTGCGATTTTCCTAAGCATCTTCTTCAGAGCTTCTTCGTCGGGTTCTTCTCCAACGGTTTCAACGTATGTTTTAATCCGCTCTAAGATATCTTCCGACGCTACTTCAACTACTTCTCCATCTACATCGAATACCAATTTTTCAGGGAACACCTGCTTCAACTTCATAAAATCACCTTATGTCTGCGACTAGGAAGCTTATCGTTGCTCCATCCCCCTTCCACTTGAGGAACTGCGGGATCTGAGATGGATATAAATCAAACGTGTATGAAAACTGTAGGATACCAGTCCCAGAGACAACATAATAATTATCCAGGTTGAAAACCGTACTCCATGCCTTGGTAAATCCAAGCCTAATCTCTTTCGCTGGGTCTGCAAAGAGAGGCTCTGAGACGATGTAGATTGTAGAGCTGAATGGGACATCCAATTCAACCATGGGATTCGAGTCCAACGGCATGAGCCAAGGAGATGCGTAAGCCTGTAAGTAAACGGTAACGCTCTTGTCAGCCGTATAACCGTTGTAGACTTTCACTTCAACCGTGTAACTGCCTTGAACATCTGCTAGATCTAAAACTAGAGATTGCCTCTCACCCCAGACGGACTGCGGAGTCTTGTTTGCATAGTTGTGCAGGATATCCCATCCTACTTCAACACCGTCAACGTAGAGCCTTGCATTGAGCTTGTTAGCCTCGTTGGACTCGCCAGGGTTCTTCAGAATCACTACGTTACCTGAAGATTCGACGGTTGTAAATATCTTGGCGTTCGTCTTTGATGTCTTTCCAAGCGGAATCCTACGCTTAGCAAGCTTCGTCAAAGTCGTATTGATGACGCTTACCGTAGCCCCCGCCGTTACCATAGCGGTGTTTGAAATATCAATACCTGCTTGGTCTTCGAGCTTGAACAAGCCGAGTTTAATATTGTTAACGTCAAGGTAATATATGGCTGTGTCAATTCTCACCTGTATGCTGAACGTGTGGGTTCCAGCTGGAAGCTTTATCATTCCTACTGGAGTCGCTTCACCCTCATTAGCGTAGCTTGCCGGGACATACTGAAGAATCTGGTAGACTATTCTACTATCGACTAAGGCTCTAACGCCGTCCCAGCTTGCACTACTGCTTGAAGAATATATAACATAGTGAAAACTCCATAGGAGGATTTGATCGTTTTCATCCACAGTAAACTGTTTGCTCCATACTGTAGTCCATCCGCTTGTAACAGTAGTTCTTCGGTAATTCGCTGTATCGTAAACTATGAACTTCTCCTTATCCAACAGTCTTGTGAAGTCACGCATCAACACGGCTTATCACGCTCCTATGCGTATCCTCTTGGTTTTAGCCGATGAGCTTGTAGGCTCTATCAGGACGCTTCTAAGCCTCTGCTCCACACGTCTAGCGGCCTCATCAGCCAAGGCTCTAACATCCATACCAGCCGTAGGAGTTATATTCACATTAACCGTAACATTCATAGATGTTTCACCAGCTGGAACCACGTATTCACCGGCGTGAAGCCAGTATAAGCCTGTCTCAGGAATAAAACCACCTTCTTGCTTCGAAGGTACTTCAATACCCATTCCCCCCTTCACCGTTGGAGTCGCAACTTCAACAGGAGCCGTTAAGGTCTTTACGACGCCGTTCCACCATTCTTGGATGCCTTTAGCCCATCCTCCGAATAGGTCACTAACGGTTTTACAGAAGCTTTCAACGCCAGATTGAACGTCTTTAATCCATCCGAGGAAGCTCTGAAGCTTATCGCCGATCCAATCTATGGCTTTCATCACATCAGCACCCATCAATTGAAAGCCCCTTCCAATCAGATTCAATACATTCATGATGTTTGAAGATAGGCTTGTGAAGAAGCTTACGAGATTACTCCATCCAGAGCTTATGAGGTTTACGAAGCCTTGAAAGACATTCAGGACAGTAGAGCTTACAGTGTTAAAAATATCCCTTACTCCAAACCAGTTCTGCTCCCAAGCCTTGTAGATGAATCCCGCTGGTCCGAATATAATCCAATATTCCTTGAAGAAATTAACGAATGCTTCTAAAGCACCCTGCATCCAATTCGTAAAGCCAGACCAAGCGTTTTGAAGCGCGGATACAACGTTAGCCGTAACATCACGGATGCCGAACCAGTTGTTCTGCCACGCCATGTAGAGCGTAGTAGCTAACGCTATGACGCCTAGGATGGCAAGCGTCAGAGGATTCGTAAGTAATGGAATAAGCGTACCAGATATGACGCCAGCCACAGAGGTTAGAGCTCCTGAGACGGCGCCAAAATTCGCAATTAACGAAGGCAACGATGCGGTTAATCCCATTATCGCACCCTGTAGGAGGCTTGGTCCTAAGCCCTTTGCAACTTCAGCCAGAGGACCTAGAAACGTGGTGAATCCAACAAAGGCTTCTTGAATGCTAGCCGTTAGCTGTCCGAATCTTAGCGATGCATTTTGAGATTGAGCGTTCATTTGAGCCATTCTACCATTCGTAGTGTTCATTATCTCATTGACCATCATTAGGGCTGAGCCTGTCTGCTCCATCTTTCCGACTAAATCTGTGAATGCGTCTCCCTGTTGGATTAAGACTGTTGCAGCCCTACGTCCCTGCTCTCCAAACACTTCATTCAAATATGCGTCTCTCTCGGCTTGTGAACCGAAGCTTTGAAGCCTATTCGTAAGCTCCATAACTATTTCATCTAGACTTTTCATAGAGCCGTCTGCATTGTAGATTTCAAAGCCAAGCTTGTTCACTTCTAAGCCACATTTCTTCAACGCTTCAGCTATCTGTTCTTGGCTTATTCTCCCCTCTTCTACTGCGTTCGTAAGCTCATGCCATGCAAGCTCTAAATCCTCGGATGCAAGCTTTCCAAGATTTAGTGATGGTGCAACCTTGTCGAATGCTTTGATAGCATCCTCCATGCTGATTCTTCCTTCTTTTATTAAATTAATGAAATTATCCCAAGTCGGTACTACGCCTTGACCCTTTTCGATTAAATCGCTGAGCATTGATGCTAGGTATCTCCCCGCTCTAGAAGCATCTATACCAGCATTATTCATAGCTACTAATGCTGCGGTTGTTTCTTCAATTGAAAGTCCCATTTGATGGGCGATTGTTCCAACATAGCTTAAGCCGTCTGCAAATTCGCTTGCACTTCCAATACCAAGCATTGAAGCGTTTACGAGAACGTCTAAGGCTTTAGACGCATCTTCAGCCGTCATTCCGAATTGGTTTAACGTTGAAACCAGAAGGTTTGCTGCTTTCGATGTTGATATGTTTTCGATTCTAGCCATTTCTAAAGCGGCTCTAAGGGCTTTAGCTGCATCCTCGCCTTCCAAGCCAGCCTTGACGAGGCTTTCCAAAGCCTGAGCTGCTTCGACGGCTGAAAACCCCAAGTCTACTTGCTGTTCCGCTATCTTTTGAAACTCCGCTCTAAGAGCCTCAGCCTCCTTACCCGTCTTACCCATTGAAGCAGTTATCCTTACAAGCGTAGACTCTAAATCCGTGAAGTTTCTTGAAGCATTACCTAAAGCATTTGTGACGGCGCCTAGAGCGTCGTGAGCCAACTCTCCCAATAATACGCCTGCGGCGGTTTTAGCTATGTCTTTTAACGTTGAAAGCTTGCCTGTAGATTCCTCTATGGCGTCGCTCAGTCTAGATATTTCCCTAGATGCATTATCAATGGCGTTTAAAACTATTTCAACTTCCGCTCTTACGCTCATATTCTCCTCCTTTTACTCAACTTCTCCATAAACTGACTCATCCATTCCAATAAAACTTGGACTTGGAAAGGCGTCAACTTGAAGACTTCTGAGGGAGGAATATGGTAGAAATACATCAGCCCGCAGACGGCTTGAACCACCGTATTTCGCTTGACCCACCTTCTCAAGGCTTCTCTGTCGCTTGTAAAAAACCAGCACCAAGCTCGGGAATCAGAACGTTTATTATTTTAACCGCAACGTCAGGAGGAAGCCTCTTGAACTTCTCAACCGTAACGTTTGGATCAGCCTTTGAAAGCATCTTAGCGACCACTTGGCATGAAAATTCTACCCTGTCGTTTCCGTATTTCTCGCTTAAAGACGCCATTTCTCCGAAGTTTAAACGCTTATACTTTATGATGCCCAAGCCTTCAACGTATTTCTCCTTTAACGCCTCGGAATCCGCTAGAAATTCATCAATATTAAAAAGTTTAGCCTCTTCTTCGATTTTCTTCTCATACTCTTCAAGCTTACGCTTATACTCCTCGACCTTGCTCATCTCCCATCTCCCTCTTTTTAACAAGCCATAGCTTTTCAGCGGTTATCGTGTTGTAGATGATCCGTAGGTCTTGACAGTCGCGCTCTATAAGCTCTCTAATACGCATTTTAAGCTTTAGAATGTCTCCTAGCCTTCCTCTTGCTATTAACCCGAAGTTCACATATACATCCAGGTCTCTCTTTTCAAGGTTTTCCAAAATCCCACATCCAAAAAAGTACAATTTCAGTACTTTTACTGCGTTGCTAATGTTAGACTGTCGCCTTCGCCTTCAACAGACTCCATTACAACGCCGTCTTGGTCTATGGTTAGCTCCCATGATGTGAAGACCACGTTGCTTAAAGTTATCTTCGGCTTACCTGTCCCTGCTCCAGCAGGCTGGATTTCAATAGAAACCTTCGTACCGTTTAAAACGTCGGTAGCATAAGTGTTGTCGATATACATCTTGTCAACGGTTACTCTGAAGCTCTTGTTCCCGCTTTCAAGAACTGCGGGCTTGTCGCTTCCAATCTTGAACTCTTTAATCAAATCTACGTCTATGCTAACTCTGACGCCTGTAGCATATCCTATTTCAGACGTGCCCTTCTTCACGACTGCGTTTCTTCCGATTACGGGTGTACTCATTTTCCTACATCACCCCTATGCACCGCATAGAGCCTTAAACTCAGATGCGTATGCGGGGTTTATCCAATAATAATAGTATGTTTTCGCCGTGAGGCTTGCAAACTGCATCATATACGTGGCTAATTTCGACCTAGGAGCTTCACCGTTTTTCAGAAGCCTCTTAATCTCGATGTTTTTACCGTGAACGCGTAGGATTGAAAACCCGTATAATTCTCTTTCGAAGCTTTTTAAAGTTTCATCATCCATCTGGTCTACAACTTGCTTCAGATGGCTGTAGCGATGTATTAAATCGGGGTTGAAGCCGTACCGTTGGAGAACGCTTCTATACCTTTCCAAAACCTTCTCTTTGCTTTTCGGCTCGTAGACATATCCAAGCCTCATACCGGCCTTCTCGAAAAACGGGTTGTAGACAGCCATAGCAGCAAGCGTCTCAATGATTTTCGCATTCGTCTTTTCAAGCGTTTCTCTGACAAGCCTAGAGCCGAGTCCTATGCCCCTGAAGCGTGGGTCTACGACGACCCTTGCTATGCGTAATATTTCGCCCTTCTGAGCCATTTTCGTGAGAGGGCTTCCGAAGACTATGTTTCTACCTCGGATGTTCAAGTATGAGTTTGTGTAAACGATTACTCCTACAAGCCTATCCTCATAAACAGCTTTGAAGACCTTTTTCGGAAATGCGGGTCTATGACCCTTGTAATGATAGACTTCAAGCTCTTGAAAGTCTTTTAAACTTCCCTCTTCTATTCGAATATCCTCCATCAAACTGCATTCTTTAGGCTCATATTTGAGTTTCTTCACGATTGGAGGCTTTAGAAACGGCTTTACGATGAATATGTCTGGATTCAGGTCTTCAAAAAGGTCTTCAT